TACTACTAGGTTTAAGCAAGAAGCGGTCGCATTAGTCAGCGAACAAGGTTATAGCGCTCCAAAAGCGGCAGGTTTTTTAGGGATCACCGATAAATTACTTTATAGCTGGAAAGCAAAATTAGACGCTGAGTAATCAGGTAACAACTTGAACGCCAAAAATTAGATAAAAATCGTGATTTAATTGCTCAAATTTCAGGTGGTTTTGATAACTCGTTTTGATAACCATTTCAAAATTGACAATAAAAAACGGGAACTAATAAGCTCCCGTTAACTATTTATCAAATCAACAATTACATATGTTTGATAATCGCGTCACCGAACTCGCTACATTTCAGCAGTTTAGCGCCGTCCATTAGACGTTCGAAATCATAAGTAACGGTCTTCGCTTCGATCGCGCCTTCCATACCTTTAATGATTAAATCAGCGGCTTCTGTCCAACCCATGTGGCGTAACATCAATATTTAAAATACTACTTATTTTATTAGTTAATAAGATATATTTTATTGTCAGGTTCTGACTTTTAGCATTGTATAGGCTGTTAAACAATGCTTATCTATCATTAGATCAGTTTAAATTTGCTACCTTAAATACGGAGTAAAAAACTAGAGGAAAAAATATGTATAAAAAGCATACTGCAACAGCTAAAGCATTACACACTACCTTTCAACAAAACCATGAGCAGATGGATTTGCCATTTTTCTATACTTATCCACTTAATTGTTGCCAAGGAGCATCAATAATATTAACGTATCTGTTTTTATATATTCATCTAAATACTGAAATTAATATTGTTAAAGATCCCTCTCGTAAAAATGAACATCATTATTATCATTGGCTTGAAGTTGATAAAAAATTATTGATTTAACTGTTGATCAGTTGATATCTTGGATGAACAAGAATACAACGACCTCTATCCATCAATATATACTGAAAAAATGCATCCTTTAGCAGATTATTGTTTCTATAAGCAACGATGCTCATTTAATGAATATTATCAGATATTTATTACTAAACATACAAATGAAGAGAGTATTGTTGAGGCTTATGGAATAGTGCTGTTGAAGTATTTTGAATTGATGCAATAATTATTGCTTTTTAAGTAGTAGGATTCATAATTTATATCTTTAAGGAAAGATTATGCTAAATAAAGAAGCTAATATTTTAAAAATAATTTGTTATAAAGCAATAAACATTGTATTAAAACTAATCCCATGTGCAATTATTATTTCAGGTCTTATAATTTGGTTCTATTTAAATAGTATTGATCGTTTGGATTTACTAATTGATTCTTTTTCTATTTATAGTGCTTTATTATCATTACTAGTATTTTCAGCAATATTATCTTTTTTAATTGCATTAATACTTATTTTACCAAGTTCAATTCTTATTCTATATCGATCTAACTTTCAAAATAAAATTGGAACGCGTGTTCATATACCCATAGTTAGCTTAATTGTTAATGTGATATTATTAACACTCTTATTATCTAATTTATACCCATCAAATAACGAAACACTATCATCTAATTTATATATAATAATATCAATATTATTATCGCTCGCAGGTACTATTATTATTTCAATACTTAACAATAACTTTAAACTAAAAACAATACTTGTAACATTGTTTGATTCAATAATAATATCACTTTCGACATTATCATTTTCTATTCCTTTTGTATTTTTACTAAGAGATATTTCTGGAGAAAAAACAATCTCATTATTAATAGTTTTATTACTTATGTTTGCATTTACATTCCTATCACTTCTCCCTGCAATTATCTTTTATAATGAAAAAGAATCACAAGATAAAAACATCCTCTCAATAATAAAAAAAACATTAATCGGAATTATTACAGCTATAATATTCACATTTCTTTTATTCCCTTCCCTAGCCATTCAAGTGATTAATATATCATTATATTCCATTGGTTTTATTGATAATAAAAACCACTATTTTTTGATAAACGGTACTAAGTATCAACCAAATATGTTTCCTACCCATCTATGGAATACATCAACACATAAAGAAATAAAAAAAGATTTTTTTATCTATGGTATTAGATTATTTTCAACTGGTAGCAATAATTTAATTTGCCCAAGTAAAATAGGTGAGATGAGGAGTGAAACTAAAAAGACCAATTATGACTTAATAATCAGCAGTGGTAACAACAATAAAATAAAAGAACTAAAAAACATGACTAGTCTTTGTGTTGTTATGCTCTCAGAAGATGCTAAGCAATGGGATAATTTTTTTGAAAAAGAATAAAATATTTAAAAAATAGTGGTTGTAAATTAATAATTACAGCCACTAATAAAGTTATTTCTCTACCTAAAATAGCTAAATATAACTATTTTGACACTTACCAACATCAGGTAATTTTTCTATATATTCAAATTTAACATAAATCTGCAACAGTGATTTAGTATACATGTTGATTCAAAAAAATTTATACCAATAACAATATCACTTTTTCTTAAGAAGAAATAGTAATGTATATACATAGTTCTAAGACAACTTAGTTCTACTTATATATGTACTTATAAACTTAGATAAATATATAAAACTTACCTTTCTCTGCAATTTTTTATGGGTTATTAATCAGTTATATAAAAACACTCACAGATAGTCATATATCCTACTAATATAACACCGTATAGTTTAATTTATTTATCCATCATTAACACACTAATTCTCTTTGATATAACAAAATAAAAACGGCATTATAAAGAGATAAAAATGCAGAGTCTCTGCTTAAAATGATTTTTATGTACTAAAGGAATCTGAATGAACATCAGCAGTAAAACAAGTGAGAAACTTCGAAACTTAATAAATGAAGAGACAGAGTATCGTTCCGGACCTAAATTAGTTAAATTTTTTAATACACTAGGTTTTAATCACTCATATGGACAAGGCTTTCCCTCTCGTTGGAAGTATACAGATGATTGTCTAGATACAATCAATGGAACTCCACGACTTGACAAGTGCATCAAAGAAATATTCAACCCTATCAATTTTATTAGTCGTATTGACGAGTTGGATCGCTTTATTGCCGAATTTAATCAATACCTAGCTTTTGATAAATGGAGAGTTATCAGAAATGGTGCTGAAATAACTTTCGAGAAACTTCATAAAGTGGAGTTAAATGATGATAACTTGCAATCCAGTAATCTATCTGAATCTGATTTTTTAAATCGCGAGTTTAGTGGTTTCACTATCTCTGATTTAGGCTTAGACATTAACGTAACTGAAGTACTTAACAAACGAATTGAAGAAATTGAAAAAACATATAATTCGGCCGCTTATCTTTCTACGATACTAATCGCTGGTAGTACCTTAGAAGGGGTTTTTCTTGGATTAGCTTCTAGTTATCCGCGAGCATTTAATACGGTGAAGTCATCCCCTAAAGGACGTGATGGTAAAGTTCAACCATTTCATGATTGGAATCTTGCAGCCTTTATTAATGTTGCAAAAGATTTAGAACTAATTCAACTTGATACTTATAAGTTTTCACATACTTTAAGAGATTTCCGCAATTATATCCACCCTTATCAACAAATGTTATCGGGCTTCACACCTAGAGAGCATACAGCTAAAATTTGTTTACAAGTGCTCAAGGCTGCAATTACTGAAATGACATCGAATGTTAAAAAACTACGTTCCTAATGCAACCTATTCTTCATTCAATTAATAGTACAGAATGAAATTAAAATTTATTATCGTATAATTTTATAAAAGACTTCGAAAAACTTTTGTTAACTAATTTTTAAAAAGAATTATTCGTAATCCATAAGGCGTATTAAAAAAATAGGAACTTCACATCAACCTGAACATGATGCCCTTGTACTTGTTTCTGATAACATTTAAATAGTGATTTAGATCAACTTCACTGATTTTGAGGAAGTTGATTTAATTTCTTTCTTAGTAATACATAGTAGCGACCAGAACGTGATATTTTGATGTTATGAAACAGTAGAAGATACCAAGCGATACGTTGGAATAAAAATGGTAAGTCGTACGCAGATAAATAACCATCTCTTCGATGTGTTTTATAACTCTTCTGGTTGGATTTTCAGAGCAGGGTTTATTGTTGATTAATCCTTTCTCGCCATCTCGTTCATAAGCTCTTTTCCAAGTATAAAAAGTTTCTCTACTGATCACAAAATGACGACAAGTTTTAGCAATATTTTTACTCTCACGGGCATGATTTAAGATTTTTGTTTTATGTGCAATATCTCGTTTAGCTTTAATATTCATCATATCTGACCTCCGGCTACAATTATAAAAAACTAATTGTCAACCGAAGTCCAGACTTTCATATTTATTTTATTAGTTAATAAGATATATTTTATTGTCAGGTTCTGACTTTTAGCATTGTATAGGCTGTTAAACAATGCTTATCTATCATTAGGTCAGTTTAAATTTGCTACCTTAAATACGGAGTAAAAAAAGTCCAAGTTGTAATTATTCATTTATCCAATCTGGTTCTACGTCACCAAAATCAGCATGCCTAATAGTCTCTAATACTTCAATTTCTTCAACTTCAATATCATCAAAATCTTGAGAAAAATCACCAGAAAGGGTCAACAATATATCAGTATGGTAGGATTCAGTTATAGTACAAACATTACCTCCCATATAAACATAATCACGATCTATCGAATCTTTAACTGAAAAATTAAAACTGGCTTCAATATCAACTTCAACTGTTGCCCCTACTTTTAAAACTATAGTCTCATCATTAATACTTATAACACTAACTTGAACTAATCCATCTGGATCACTATCCAGCACATGAGAAAGATATGTTATAGAAGTATCATCCGTTTCAAAGTGCATATATGAACTTGCTTCAATTAAAATATCATGATTATCAATGCTATTCTCGATAGCCTTTTCAATTTTATCTAATACATGATTATCATCTTCAAGTAGAGAATCCTCCCGAATATGAGCAATAATACTTGCAACCTTATTGTGAGGTTGGAATTTCTCCAACGCTTCAGCTAAAGATGATACTAATGTGATCCTATCTGAATTTTCAGAATAATTTTTCCATCCCTTATCTTGACTAACAGCCACAATATTTATTTCATTTTTTGTAGCCCATCCTTCAAGTGCTAATAGTGCAATGGCATCTGGAAATTCATTTTTTTTGTCTTTTCCTGTTTCAAAGGGGGCCTCAGTAGAAAAATACATTTTCATCAATTCAGGCAGTTCGACATATTCTTCAGAAAGAATTTTTTCAGCACCAATAAACTCATAATATTTTTCTAATCTTTTTTCGGCTATTTCAGCTTCAGTTCCATCAACATATAGTAATTCTCTTGCATTATTAATAATATTAGATTCTATTTTTAATTGTTTATCAGCTGATCTTAATGCCTGGTCAATTAAAGTGCGAGTTTTTAATATTTCTTGCCCAATGTGATTAATAGCTTCATTATGAACGATATCAGTTTGAAGAACCTGTACAGGACTTTCTTTAAACTGCCTCATCTGAGCAAGCATACCTTCATAGAACCTATAGCCTTCACCTTTAAACGTCGCATTATCAATTGTAATTGCACCAAAATCTAATTCTATATTTATATCTTTCATAGCACCTTCTATTTTACGATATACATTTTAATTATAAGTATTTTATACCATAAATATTCTATTAATAAGATGATTTCTATTTAGCTTTAAATCCTAAATATAATAATTTATGCAATTTTATAACTCATTAAGCAATGTTAAACACATTACTCTATCCCAATGATTAACAAATGGAGCTACATCAATAATAGGTCTTAATATAATTTCTTTAGCAGACTCAATGTCTAATTTAATTTCTTGTAATTTTTTAATTTGAGCCAAATAAGTTACTAGTCTTACACTAGCTTCTTTTGAAAACCTCAAGCCCAAACTAAAATCATTAAAATGATTTATCACTCGTTGCTTCTGAGAATTACTCCAATGTTCTGGAGCATGAACAAAATACTCGATAACTCCTGGTTCATTATCTGTATTTGTTATATATCGAGCAAAAATCCATTGTTCATTAAAATAACGATCATTGTCTAAGTATGGCTGAATTACTTGCTCTGATTTACTAATAGCGAAGCTTTCTCCTTTCCCATCCATGTTACAATCTCTACATGAAGGAACTAAATTAACAGGTAATATAGAAAATTGAGGATAATGCGCTTTAGGTAAATAATGATCTAAGTTTCTAGGACGGCCAATTCCTCCACAAAATGGGCATTTTTCGTTAGCTGCTGCAATTAGAACATCATATATTTCGCGACCGGGTTTACCTGATTTAACAAAGTAAGTATTGTAAAGCTTTATTAGCTCCGATTTTCTTAACGTACCTATCACTATTGGATCATCTAAGCCTTGTTGATTAATGGTTGATGAAATTGTATACAACTCTTCAGTTAGAGCTACTGCAATATAGTTTGAAGCCTCATCGCACAGTAAACCTCTATCACTAATAACTTTTTGTAATAATTCATTATTGCCAGTAATACCTAAACAACAATGCTCAAGTACTTGTTCATATGTGTGGGTAGGTTGCTCTAGTTTTAACATTTATTAATTTCTCTATCACGATGTATTACCATTGTTTTTAACAAGGCTCTTGCTTCTAAACCAAGCTGTTCCTTATAATCACCAACTATTTCCTTATATGTACGACCACTATTAACTGATTTAACTAATAAATCATGAAAACCTGATTTAACTACTTCAAGACCAAATACTTCTCTAGTTAATACACCAACATTTTCACCAAATGTTTCAATATCAGGCCTGCTAGCCTTCGTAATTAACCCAATTCTATTGATTTTCCATACACTAGATTTAGGGATTTCTTGTAAAACCACTGGGGAATGTGTAGCTATTATTGATACTCCATTTCGATCATAAAGCAATTCCGATAGGGCTCGAATAAAAGCTGATAATAAAGGTGGGTGAAGATGACTTTCAGGTTCATCAATTAAAACTAGTGTTTTTTCTTCTACAGTTGCAACCAATCTAGTAATAGTAAGTAAAACTACAGCATGACCAGAACTCATTCTTTTAATTGTTTTTTCAGCATTACTGGATAAATTGTTACCCGAAAATTGAGCTAAATCTTTCAATTTCATATTCGCAAAGTTTTCATCAGACTCAAGTGTATCTATCGCTTTTAGCCATCGTTCTCGCTTTGAATCTTGACTAAAACACAAACTAAGGGCTTGGAGAAAATCTTCATGAATATCAACAAGTCCTTTAAGAACATCTCCTTTTTTCTTTAATCCTATATAAAAATAGCATGTTCCCATAGAAGGATTAGGTTGTTCTGTCGGTGGTTCGAAAGGATCAAAAGCACTAAATGAAACCGAAACTAAACTACTAAAATAATCAGTATCTATTGGATTATTATTCCATCCTTCAATATCATAGAACTTAGCTTCAGATTCACCTTTGCTGGTAATAGATTCAATCATTCCATTTAATAATGTGGTTTTCCCTACCCCATTTCGCCCGATAATTGCATGAATATTAGTGCTTGGTCTAGACTCTACCTCTACTTTAAACTTCAACTCGATACCTGACATTCTTTTTGTTTCAGGCCTCATATATTTAAACTCAAAATTAGTTAAAGGGGGAAGCCCTTCCAATACTCTAGAGAACTGTCCCTTTATAACGGATAAACTGACGTCTCTTAGCAATGATATCCGAAAAACATCTTCCTCTTGAGCAAATTCAATTAGCTTAGGGAGATAAACTATATCATTCAATGCATTAAGTAAGTTATTTCTTATATTTTCAGGTAGTATTGAAATATTTTGATAATATTCTAGATCCTGCCCAACAGAAAAATAATCTTCTGGAAGTTGATAAAATCCGTTACCTAATAAAGAATAGGTTGATATATCTGTTGTTTGCCCCTTAAAGCCAATTTTTATACTCCCTATATTATGTAAAACACCTTTTTCATCATGTAGCGATAAATAAAACATGGTTACGAATGAAAAATCATTCCAAAGGTCAACTTCTAAATATGCAGTATTTATTCCTGAACTTGGAATTTTTTGCTTTCTAGGAATTATATTAAGTTTCATCATGAAATTTATATTCTATAAACCTATAGTAAAAATAATGTAGATATACATAAAAGAATTAATATAACCTATTTATGAATTTTAGTCATATATATTAGTTGTAATAACAAACTAATATAATTTATCTTTGAAATCACTTACAATATATACTAAACACGTCATTCTTATAAAGATAATGACTGTTTTTTTTCATTTTTAACCATTATTATTTACGCTACCTTATATCAACATACAAGTATTACCTTCCTAAAAAGGTCACTGATATCTATCTTGCTACTACTATGAAATGAGGAATAGTGCCTTTCAATCCACTGCTAAATAAACCTCATTTCCTCTCCATTGTTATTGATAGTCCTTAATATCAATATATTGCACTACATCATCCGTACTTGAATTTGCACTAGGTCCCGGCAATACCGTTAATTGCCATCACATTGGTGCAATTTTAGTGCCTGAACCGCAACTTCTCATTCAATAACAACATGTTAATAATGAGACGTAGATGTGTAGAGTAATACTCTATGATTTGTTACATAACCATAGACAAGAATTGCTTTTTTTGACTAAAAATCATGTGAACCATTGAGGACATAAAAGTGAATAAGTTGCTCTACAGATATTACCGATGAGCATCACGTATCCGTTCACTCACAAAAAACTGTTTTTCCCGAAAACGAATCTCCATCTTGCGCTTGACCCAATCAATAGGGTCATCCTGATAAGACGCATTCACTAATTGACTTGTTGCACAAACTAAAGGCAAGCTATATAGAGTATCTACACTCCCCTCCCGTAATAACAATTCCATTGATTATCCTCGAGTAAAAGGCAGATCGTCCGTATTAAAGACCAGTGTTCCATCTTCACTGTACAGTGATAACCCCCTACATCTCTTTGGGGTCAAACCATCCCTGAAACGAAAACACACAAATATATGTTTGATTGGGCTGAACTGTATAATTGCTTTTTATGCACTAAATAGCCCACTTCCGCTTGAGAGTTGGTAGCATGATAAAAGAAAAGACAACACACTTATCTAAATGCGGTAATGTTGTCGACGAAGACCTATAGCGTCCACCTTTAAGGTGTTTTTTGTCAAGATATACAATAAGTCATTTGTGTATTACGTATAATCGCACTCCGAAATCCCTGAAAGGCCCACCCCACTTTTATCAAACAATATCCCCCTACATCTTCTTAACACTATCTAACGTTACTTTTTGCCCATTAGATAGCTCTACTGTCACCACACCGTTATTCATCATTCATTGATCCATTGCTCGCAGAAAATACGTCGTATCTGACAATAGCGGTCATACGATTATTAGCATCGCTGTATGAGTTCAGCTCAGTGAGATTAATGCTATAACTGGTGTTTTTTACGGTAAATGTAGCTGGCTGTGAAATGACTAATTCTGTATCGCTATTAACTCTATCCACCATGTAAATAAAATCAGCATTACCATTTTTAATTAAAATAATCGTACCTGAGCGAATAGCAGGATTATTAACTGTCCATTTGGTACCTGTGCCAGAGACAATAGCAGACCCTGACACTATGCTAACAGTGCCTGTTGTGTATATCATGATTTATTTCCTAAATTTATTTTTTTATAGGTGAATTATCTTGGCAATATATTTTGTCAAACATATCAGGGCTAACCCAACCGCCTTGCCATAAACCTGCTTTACCGTATCCGAAATACATATTATTATCATTATTATAGCGATTTAATTTAAAACTCTGATATTTTTCAATAGTCTGAATTTTAATTAAACCAACACACTCCACTGTCTGATAATTTATAGGTTTTCTATCAGCACAGCCTGAAATAAATACCGCAATAGATAATAAAATTATTTTTTTCATAATACCTTCTTAATATCGCTCACATCTATTATTAAGCAAGTAGATGGAAATCTAGATAAATCACGATTTGCACTGCCTGTGCTCCAAAGAACAGCTTCTTTATATCTTACTTGTAACGTATTTCCCACTCTTTTAATAAAAGTATCCATCCAAGCCCATTCAAATCCATCCTCCCATATTCCTCCCATTCCGCCACCAAAAACGAAAGCTAAATCTTTTATATTTGGTAATTGATAATCAATATCTTCTTTCCATGATGCAATAAAATATCCTACTATTTTTAACACCCCCCAATTAGAGTTATAAACAGTCTGTTTTGTACTACTATTTTTTATAACGACTCCATATTTTTCTTTAAAAATATTATTCGGAAAATCACCAAATTCAAATACATCAACACTACCCGAAGAGTCATCATAAGGTTGGGATATCTGGATATTTTTGTCACTTCCTTTTATAGCTCCCCCAATAACTTTAACAAAAACATTGTTAGGTGATACAGCAAATAACTTTGTAGATGAATGTGAGGTGTTCGGTAATTCAGTATAATATCCTTGATTTCCAGATACTATCCCACCTTTCATTACAACAGTCTGCTTTCTAATACAGTTCATAACCGTATTAAAGCTATCTATTTGAACATGGCGATCCTTTCCTTTTATAATAATGCCATATTTACCCATCAATATACTCCATAATATAACCTAATGATGTCATCATATATATCGATTAGGCCATTTCTATAAACATTATCGAGTTCAAGAATAATTACCCCGTTATTAATATTTAAAGTAACATCTCCGGCTAACCCTCTCATAAAGGAAGTCCCAAACCAAGCAAATACTTCTCCATATTTATTTAGATCAGAATGGTCATAACTAAAGGTTTTTTTAGTCATAAGTGGTATAGGAGTAATATCATGCCAACCAACAATTCGGCCGACTCTATCAGATGTATTTAATAAATTAATTCCATATTTTTTAGATTTGATTACCATTCCATAATTATCGCTCATTTGTGATATCACCAATAATAACAACGTTATACCCAGTTTCATCTTTTACATATAAATTTTGATTGGTTAATGTTGTTCCCCCATTACCACCATATATTTCTAATTTGTTATTTTTCACATCAAGAATAAAACCTGACTTTTCGGGAGAATAATTATTGGAAGTAATAGCCTCTGATAACGCGAGTTTTCTGATCATAGCTTTATCAATTAATGCTTCTCGAATAAAAAATTGTCCGTTTTTAGCAGACATAAACAGTTCCATTCGGTTATTTTTGGGATTATAAAATGCAAAGTTATTGGCATTAAATCCAATATAAGAGTTTATTTTTTTATTTTTGATTTCGGCACTAACAATAAAACCAGCTGCATTATATCTAATTCCATTATGGACGATAGTAATATTTATTGAATGTCGAGCATATCCTCCTGATTGTGTAAATTGTGCATTCATCTTTTGATTGAGAATACCTGACTGCTGATTAATTTTAGCTTGGACTTGTTGTTGATAACTTGATTGAGCTTGTTTGATAGAAGAAATTGCTTCCTTTTGAGTAATAATATCAGCTTCCGTATTTTCTATCTGAGTTCGGATCTCATTAATCGTTTTCTCTGTCTGTTTACTGTATTTTTCAAACTTTCGAGATAAATTATATTCATTATAACCTACCCTTTTTATTGTATTTTCATTCCATTCAACTTTTTCATTAAGCTTCTGCCATGCTTGCGTTTCCTGTAATTCTTTATCTAAATTATCTAGTATTTCGCTAGTGTGACTTTCTGGTTGCCCTATTCCTTCCACAAATTCTGAATGCCCTACAGCGTTTATACTGCGAACATAAATATAATAGGTATGGGCTGCCTTTAGGTTACGTCCTTGTATAACCCACATAGAGCTAATACCTAAATAATCAGCACGATTTTCCACATCACGAATATCCGTGATCTGTTTTTCTGAAAACCAAAACTCATACTGTGCTCGTAAGCTATTTTGACCACCAGATCGCGGAATAATCCCTAAACTAAAATAGCCCGACTCAACCTCAATATAACTGGGTGGTAATGGTGGATTAATCGCAAATGAAGTTGTGGCCACCTCGCCTTTTTGTTTCCGATCATTTTGAGGCAGGACGGATAAAACATAATTCCCCTGAGGCAAACCACCAAAACGATATATCGTATCCGTGGTTGAGGCGGTGCCGACAATGCGATCACCAGTGGTTAGTTTTAATAAAAAATCTACCCCTCGACTGGAATAAGGTGTATTCCAACTGGCTTCTACTTGCCATGCACTTTTATCTGATTCGATATCCACAGAAAGGTTTTCAACCGGTGGAATAAATCCACCCAGTGGCGTATCAGGTTTTGGTTCAAATTTAGCCCCTTTATCAACAACAGCCTCTTTTTCTGGCGCGTGTTGCACAGCGATAACCGTAAAACTGCCATCTCCGTTATCAGTCAAGCTGATGGCACGAAATAATCGCCGACGTAAAGACGGAAGTGTTAATGTCCAAATTCCGCCTTCTTGTAACCCTAACGGCAAAGTATCCAGCTTTATTTGATTAGATGCGGGATAGCTCACCACTTCATAAGATTGCGGATCACCTTGAGCATTGATGAGTATGACGCTTGATTTACCACTTTTGGGTGTGTCGATATTGCGATCTAAGGTTAATGTTTGAGAGGCATAATCAATATGTGTTAGACGTCCACCAATTTGATTATCCGCGTAATAATTATCAGCAATTTCGATAATATCACCCGGCATTTGCTCTGTCTGTGCAATTCGTTCTTTGAGTAACCAATAATTTCGGATAGCGGTGTCAGTAGGTCGGGCGGTGGTTGCATCATCCATGCTGGTGGTGGGATTACTGGTGCTTTTTGGACACTCGGCTTTGATATACACCTGCTCAGGATTACGCTCGCTAATGTCACGCAAGCGACTAATTTCATTCTTTGCATTAACAAGCTCCTGTGTGCGCCTTGTATCAAGTTGATTTAGTCGCTCTATGCGTACTTGATAGTCAGTATTGATAGCCTTCTGCTCTTTGAGTGCGGTAGTCAGTTCTTTATTGTTTTCTGTCAGCGTGTTAATTCTTTTCGCTTGTGCATTAATCAGCGCGCAACCACCAGCAACAATCCCCACCATCACAACGACAATGTAAAGTTTCCAGTGTTTCATAATTAGTACCGATGATGTGATATAGCTATCTGACAACGTTTTTCTAAACTGGCTTTATCGTTAACACATGAATTATCAATTGAGAGATAAATGCCACCAGCAACTGTAATGAGTAATGCTAGGATAAAACCGACAATGATGATTAAAGGTTTCCATGACATAGTGCTGACTCCGCATCTCTACGACTGACTAACCCTCGCCATACTTTGCCACCAGCATAAACCCAGCGTTTCATTTCTTCACAAGCGCCATGCTGATCACCAGCATTTAATTTCTTTAGTAGTGTAGAACGTGCAAATGCGCCCACACCTACGTTGTAAGCAAAAGAATAAATAGCGGCCCGTGTATTATCGTTGATTTCAACTTTGATTAGGGGATCTACCTCCCTTCTTACTTTGCTAAGATCTTTTTCAAGTAAAGCTAAACATTCTGATTCTGAATATATTTTATTGGAAATGATGTCAGTACCCGTGTGCCCGAAACAAACAGTGGTAACATTAACGACATCCTTATAAGATTTGGTCTCCATTCCTTCAAAGTAAGCGATCATGCTTACAGTCAAAGCAATTAAGCCACCGGCTGTTGCTGTTTTGATTTTATTTGGTATTTTTGCCACCGATAGTCTCTCTTAATTTGAATTCTTTTCGCTTGAAATATAAATTTGTCAAAAACGTCAGCAAACCAAACATTAGACTCCCTAACACACCAATTGCGGCCCACTGCTCAGAAGAAAAGCCATCTAATAGCTGTTTTAGCCAATATAATGTCCCTCCTGCCGATGCCATATAGGAGGTGCTTGTTGTTATTTTTTCCATACGCATACCACCCCCTTCGGAGTGTCCAGTTTAAAGTTGATATGATTGTTTAATTCGATACACTGATTTTCTTAATTAGAAAATTGAGGATAAATAATGGCACCTATAATTTCGATGCTTTACAAAAAGGAAACTTTTGTACTTTTATATATATCAATGCTTGGATACGGATTAGCGCTATCGCATGAGATTGGATATTCTATATATTTTTCTTATGATATTGAATTTATTCAAATAGATGCAAAATCAATTTATTATGGAATTGTTCAGTCTGCTGCGTTCTTTCTATTGTATCTTGCAGTTTTATGTACGCTAAAGCAGACAAAAACAAATGACAAGCTAAAAACAATACAAATTATCATCTATTTAGGCATAATATTTTTATTTATAACACCATGGGCGCCCAAAAATATATTTACTAATGTAATCTCTACATTTATATTATTTGCTACTCTTTCTATTTTAATCGCTATTTATTACTTTCTGGCAAAAAAAGATGCATTTGCTATACCCGTTCTTTGTGGTGTCGGAACGTTGCTAATTTTTTCACTCTCTGTTTACTTTGGTTTGGTTAAAGCATCATCTGAATCTTTATTTAATGCATTTAAATATGATAATTCAGAATACGTAATAATAAGAATTTATAATGGAAATATTGTTGGAATAAAACTTGAAGGCAAGGAGCTATCCAAAACAGAACATATTTACATTCCGGCGGCTCAAGTAAAACCACTAATCCTTAAAGAGCTTTACATTGAAAGCAAACCAGGGACAGCTAGTTATAAAGATGAATATCCTAAATATCCAGAAAGAAGTTTAGGTCGACTAATTTATAATAATGATAAATGATTTATCCCATATTAAAACAACTCAGTTGTTCGAAATCACCGAACATGTGAACTATCCGAAATTACCAGATAGTTCACATGTAAAAATTACTTATAAATTAATACTTTTATTTCTTGCTCTGTTTGTTCAAAACGCTCTTTCTCAAGCTCCACACCTAATACCTTTCGATTAAGTTTTAGTGCTGCTTTCAGTGTTGCACCTGACCCCATAAAGAAATCAGCGACTAGCTCCCCTTCGCGACTACTTGAGCGAATAATGTGTTCCATCATGGCTGATGGTTTCTCACAAGGGTGTTTACCGTGATAATACTGAACAGGTGGATAATCCCACACATCAGTATAAGGTACATCTACAGTTACAAAGAATGGTCGTCTTAATAACCCATATTCTTTTATTAATTCTTGGTAGTCTTTTTGTAATGTAACCTGCTCACGCTCTAACTCTGTAAACTGGCGGGATAACGGTGATAGTTTTTCGTGTTTATCAGCAATGTGTGTAAACAGTGTTTGTAACTTTTTATAGTCTTCCTCGCTAGATAATTGCCACTGACTATTGCTGAACCAATGACTGCACATTTGCTTACCTGTTGCTTGATTTATCTCCTTAGCACTCACTTGTAGTGCTAAACGAGCATTTCTAAAATAATCAATCAGGGGCTTAAATACGTTTTGCTTTAACTCCTGGCATTTTAAAGAAAATTCAGAACCTTTAGCGGTGATTGGCTTTTGATAATGTTCAGCAAAGAGTATCCGCTCTGTTGAAGGAAAAAAGGTGCGTAGGCTTTCCTTATTTTGTTTTTTCCATGGCCCAGATGGTTTAGCCCAAATAATATGGCTTAATACATTAAATCGCCCGCGAACAAGCAGTTCAGTATCTGATGCCAATTTAGAACCACAGAATAAATATAAACTACCATTGGGTTTTAATACTCGCCAGAATTCAACTAGTACCTCATCAAGCCAAGACAGATATGCCTCAACATTATCCCACTGGTTATCCCATGCACACGATTTCACTCTGAAATACGGTGGATCCGTGGCGATTAAATCAATATAATTGTCAGGTAATGTTTTTAATATAGCTAATGCATCATTATTGTATAATTGCATCAATATCCTTTATCTAAATAATAAAAAAGCCAGAAACTATTAGTCCCTAGCCTTTAACTTTCATTAATATAAAAAGTAGAGGGTAAATTGGCCTATTTATTTTATATAACTATCTATTAAGCATTTTTTCAATCTTACTCGTATCTTCGTAAACCTCAGCAACAGTAATATTTTCACCATAAAAAATCCACTACCATTTCATCTAGCAGATGTAACTATTCTCTTCACTATCTCATCACATATACCTTATCTTTTATGTCGGAAAAATTACCATCAATCTTTTTTTGATGGTATGCAATAATTAATTAACCCTCTTAGTTGTTCTTTTATAAAACTCTCCATGCTTTAAAATAAAACCCGCCATTTCTAATTGTGTAAGTAAAAACTCACAACTTTCATAACTTAGTTGTGTTTTAGTAACAATTTCTATTATATTATTCCCCGTATATTGGGATATCATTTCTAATATATCATACGCCTGAATTGTCATATCGTTC